GAATCCCCACCAATCCCCCCACCAAAAAATCAGCCTGGTTTCGTGTCTCTTTCGCCAGCTTCCGGGAACCGCCTGGTAGCGAATGACGGCCAATCTGTGTAGCGGTCGACATTGTCATACCGGGCCCCGAACCGGAAATGGCGGAACCACCTGTCCGCGCCAACTTTCCCGGAAACCGCCACATACCACGCCACGGGCCAGGCCCACCAGGGGGCGTCCGGGAAGATCGAATATTGCCACGTCCCCGGCTCACCAATCGGCTGGGGGACACCAGGGGTTGACTCTTTCCGCTGTGTTCCGATCAGTTTACGCGGTTCCCCCCAATTCCATGCCGTCCACCCGCGGGGAACCCACCGGAGACCAGGAGGAAAGTCGTTGTGTTTTTTGTTTTGTAGGTGCGGTGGGAGGGCTGATTTCGGCATTAGAACCTCGCCATTATAAGGACTGCCACCCGGCCGGAAGAAACACCACCGCACAGGTCAAGGCGGTTCTGGATTGAATACCCGGCCCACCATGAGAAAGATTTTATTTCCTTTTCGCTGAACGGAGAGAGCGAAACCCCGGCCAGCCAACGGCTTGTCCTGGGGGTGGGCGGGAAAATTGGGGACTGAACCACCAAGGAATCCTTGACAGTTGAAACGGGGCCGCGCTCCTCAACCGTTTCCCTCTCCACCCGCCCTGGCGTTTCAACCACCCGCGTCATGATCCTCACTGGCCCCTCAACTCGAACCGTCCGAATTTGGCGGACAATCGCCGGGTTCCGATAAACCAGTTGATTTTGAGCAAGGGCGACATGTTGGAGGTAGCAGTAAATTAGGAGGAGGATGAACGCCCCCACCGCGCCCCAGGCCGCCACGGCCCGCCAACGGACGCCAATGGCCCAGGGAAACAGTTTAGCCAGCAGGAGGTGGAGCATTTTTACCCTTTAAGTAGGTATCGGCGACGGTCCCCCCGCCAACCAAAATAGAGGACATCGACAAACACCCGACCCAATCACCCGCTGATATTTTACCAGTCCCAAGAAAAAGAGAAGAAAGGACAAGAATCCATAGGCCAAGGCCAACCTTCCGCCCGTCTTTCAAAAGAAATAGATCGAATAGCCTACGCATTTGAATAAACCTTTTGCGCGACATCGCCATTGACTACCCGCCCACGGAAGTAAACCGCATACCACGGGAACCATTTTGTTCTTTTTCGTTCCACGGGAGAAAAGTGTTCGACATCATTTCTATCCAAATTCAATTTCTTGGCCCAAAGAACATGGGGCAAAGGGAGACATCCTAAAAACATGTTGCCGTAAGCCCGTCGGACTATAAGGTATCCCCCATGTTTCCACCACAGGGGAAGGACATGAGACCAACAATTTCCCCATTCTGATTTTGGATTTAAATTTGACCCTATGACGGCTAAGCCCGCACAGGTGGAGTAAATAATATTCGCCGTCCCCCACAAAATAAACCCGGCCATCGCCAGGATGAAATGGATAATTTTACGCATGAGATATGCCGAACCAAACAACGTCTTGACCTTTGTTGGGGTCTACATCGCAATGTAGATGTCTGTCATATATACCCATCCTACGGAAACCCGCCCGCCCCAGCGCCCAGATCATCTTTTCCCGCTCATTCTGGCCGGGAGGTGCGTGAAGATCGACTGCTAGACCCGAAAGGTGGGAAGAATTTTCGACGCCCCCGGCGGCCTGGTTTCCATCCAGCGTCCGGAGTCCTGAGGTGATAACAATGGGGAACCCACACAGATCACGGGCCACGTCGAGGCGGGCCATTAGTTCCCCATCAAGTCCTTTCGCTTCTTCATCGGAGAAATGCTTCCATTTACCCATTGGCCACCGCCTTTTTGTCTTCCGGCCTTACGATATCCGCGCATAGTTCCCAATCCGCCCGGTCACAGTCCAGGCATGACCCCATCACCACTTGAGAATGAGCGGCCCCGCATCGCCTACAGACAGTTATTGGGCTCCCCTCGATCAATGTGGACCCCCTCTGATATCCATCGACGGGATAAACCAACGCAAGAAAGCATAAACCATCCCGCCCGCTCCGCCTATCGCCATAATCGCCCCGGCCACTTTCAACGGAAATGCCCACAGGCTTTTAATCTGGTTCTCCGCCGATGTTATTCGTGCATCAAGGCGTATCAGCGTTTCGTTGAGTGTTTCGCAAATCGTTCTGATCTGTTTCATGTCTCCGGCCAACCCGTCGATGAGCCGCTCAAACCGCATCACCGTATTTTCAAGAGTGGACATTTCAGCCTTTACCATTTCGATGTTGTTCTTGTTTTTTGCAATCGCTTCCCAAAATCCGTCCCGATAAGGTCCGGTTGCAAGGATGTCATCATCTCTTCTTGTTCCATGGCGTTCTTCATCTGTCATGTTCGTCGGCGTCCTGGTGGTTTAGGGGCGTCATTTCTTTCGTGCCTTGCGTTTTATTTCTAATGCCGAAAGTCGGTCAAAGTTTCCTTCGGCCTTTGTCCTCAATCTTTTTGCGGCGTCAAATAGTTTGTCTCTGTACGCGTTACGATCTTTATCAGAAACAGCCGAATTCATCCTATTCTTAAGAATCCCAATGGCACGATATGCAGTAGAGTGAGAAAGCCCCAACCTCCCAGCATTCTGTTTTAACCAAAACATATCGTCAGAAAGAGGTTTTTTGTCTTTCCCGCGACCCAGCCACCAGTAGTAGAACTTTCCGACAAGAGGTATGCTATTAACGACCTCAAGCCCTTTGTTGTCTCCGGCGGTTCGAATATCTTTCCAGAGTTGGTCAACCAATGGAGCCGGGGGCAATACCTGCTTCATTGCGGCGGAAGCTATCCCCTCTTGTCTCGCCTTGTAGAGTGTCCATTTAGAAAGACCAACCAATTTGAGAAGATTGTCGGCTATCCTGTCAGAAAAACTTGTCTTTCTTCCGAGGAGAATGTCTTTTATTTGGTCCGACCCAATTCCCGCTAGCATCATGGAAATCGCCAGAAGAATCAGCCTACGAATCCCAATAGCTTTCGCTTTCAGGCCAGGTTTCCCCATTTGTTTGAAAGCTTCTTGCCGAATCATGTCAATTTGTCGGAGCTGGAAAGTTTTAAGAGCGTAAAAAATACGGCCATTCCCAGAAGATAGATAGGTTTGCGGCTGTTCCGTCAACGCTTTTGGCTGTGTACCCAGGAGTTCAGAGAAGGCCATGAACTTAACGAGATCGGTTGTCTTTCCAGACTTGAGGTCTAAAATCGCCTGGTCGTAGTCAGAACCGACAAGATTTTTGATCCTATCAATAAATTCCTGGTCAGGGTTGATGGCTTGTTTCCTGTAACGGGAGATGACGCCATTGATTAGCGGTTCGGCAGTCAATCGGTCCATGAGTTCGAGGCCGCCCCAACGGAGGAACTTTGAAACAAGCATGGCCGACTTTCTGGAATCTTTAAGTTCTTCGGCAATAATCTCTAAGCCAATGTCCTTAAGTTTAATGTCGGAACCACCAATGAGCGCTTTCCCAAGAGCGGCCACTGTTTCTGTTGGGGCGCGATATATGGACACTCCCAAATCTTGTAATTGCGTGAGAGCAGAAATAAAGTTTCCCAACGTGCTTACGACAGTAAAGTCTTTATATGCCGCGAGTGCCCCGTGCATGGACTTTTGATTAAAATAGGCCGAGAGGATATTTTTTATTTTCCGTTCATCAGATGGATTCTTTACGACATTCTTCTGGGCCAAATCAGATACATACTGTCCAATGGATGCGTCTAAATTGTCAACGTAAAGATCGGGTGAGCCTTTGCCGAAAAATCTCCGAGCCTCGATAGCGTGGTTTGTTTCTTTGATATATCGAAGAGCCGCGTCTTTCGAATCCCTATAAAATCTATTCAGAAGAGCGTCAATGACCGGTATCTCCCTACCCTTCATGTTCGGTGTCCGCGATAAAGCTATAACACCAGACATATAGCCACGGAGGTATTTATTGATTAAGGCCACCTTTTCGTCTTCGGTTAAAGGACGACCTGCTTTTTCTGATTCAACCTGCATCAATGTTTCGATGTCTGGCCACTGGTCGCTTTTTCCGATAGCCCTTAGGAATCCCTCTTTATCCTTTACCATCCGAGGCCAGTAATCTTTCAGATACCCAACGTCGTAGCCAACCACTTTGGCTCGTGCGTGAAGATTATCTAATACAGTCCGAGCGTTTGCGTAATCCGATTCCATGCCAAATCGCTGAACGATTGATCGGATTTTTAATTTATCTCCATTCTTTAAGGCTAGATCGAGGTCGGCGTATTCACCCTTTGGCATGTGCGCCGCCTTTTCGAGGAATGGATGAATGGCTTTGGCATCGTTTGAGACGGCGATCAACTCCCTATAGGCATTCCGTCTTATTGCAATACGGAGACTTGGGTCAATGTCAGCAAGAACGGAAGAGATGGGAGTGAGGAGCTTTTCCAACTGCTCTTTGGAAGACTTTAAGAAAGAGCCAACGCCCTCAAATGGAGAGAGTTTTGCAACATCCCTATTTTGTGAATAGATTGATTCAGAGATTAGGCCTTCATGAGGATCTTTTGCCATGTATGATGGCAATTTCTCCCGAGCATTTCCGGGAATTGCTCCATCTTCTTTCCAGCTCCAAAAGTGATTTTCTTGTTCCCCCACATGAATTACATCAAACAGCCTAATTCCGACGCCTCGCAAACCATAGAAAAGTCCAGATCTGAATCCGGTTTCTCCCTTCAAATCCATCGGCATGGCGATTATGATCCCATTCGACCTCCATCGCGTAGCAAGATCGACGATAGACCGTAGATTCGTATTCGAATTCTTTGGCATCGTTGCTATGCCCATCACCGAGTTTGTGTTATTCATCAGGACTACCGTCATTGAATCTTTTGAAGCCTGAGACCCTTTAACGATATCGTAAACGTCTTCCGGTTTTTTTATTTTTATAGGTCTTTCTTTTGGACCACTCCATTCCGCGTATTTTTTCAGCGCGTCCACTTCTACGGTTTTCTTTCCTTCCATCCCTGGGTATGTATGGAGCGTATGTTTTCCGATATCGTCATATGGAATCCACGAATATTGAGTGTCATCAATGACAACGCCACCCATAAAATTAAGTCCCACCCTACCGAGGCCCAAATTAAGCTCGGTGAATAGCGAATGGTCTTCCTTTGAAGGTTCAGGATTACCGCTTGGATGGTTATGGACGATGTAGAAACTGTCAGCCCCCTTCTGACGAAGGAGTCCAACAATTTCGAAAGGCGAAGCTGTAGTTTGATTTATCGAGCCAATCGAGACAAGTTCAATGGAGACAAGTTCCCCGTTTTTTGTCCCGACAGCATAGAGATGTTCTACTGCTTGATTTTTGAGAGACCGGAAGGCGAAAGCGATATCTTCGGGGCCACGGATTTTGTTGCCCGCGAATGTGAGGGAACCTTCTTTTTTGTACCGTAACTCCATCGGTGCTGTTCCGGTAATCCCATATACACTGCTTCTTCCTGTATCGGGTAGATCGACTTGTTTTTCATTTTCAGCCCCTTTCGCCTCACCCTTATTATACTCTGTTATGCTCTGTTTTGGGACCTCAAATTTCGGTTGAGCCTTTTGACCAAAGAGGGGCATTTGGCCTGTATCAGCTTGGTTCTTCGGTTTTGACACAGGTGCCGCACCGCCGAAAAAATCTTGTTGCATGGGACGGGAATTGCCGAATGACGCCTTAGGTTCAAATAGAGATTGACCTCGATAAATGCTCTCACGCATGGCGGGGGTGATGTCGAGGGAGTGGACTTTCGTAAGTGCTTCTGGAAAGTTCTCCTTATTTGGCTTACCCGCAATTTGAGAGATTTCCGATTGACCCACCCGCCCTCCCCATTTCTTCGTATATTTATTCAGGAACGATGGGATCATCTGATCGTAAAATCCCTTCATTCCTTCGCCACCGACTTTCAAGTCGAGGCCAGAATATTTTCCACCACCACCTACAATAATTTTGTTTGCGAGGTCTTTGCCAACAACATCAGGCAATTCCTCCGAATCAAAAATCTGTTCGATAACTTTTCTTCCGACTCCTCCGCGTGTTACGTTATTCCTTGCAATGATGTTGAAAGAATTTGGACCAATCTTAGTTGCTTCAACTTCGGATAGTTGTTGGCTCAGGTCATACCGCTCCACCTGCTGTTCCCCCGTCGTCCATGCGATACCGTCATACCCGTTGTCAACTGCGTATCGGAGAATCCGCTTAATGGCAAGTTCGTGCCATGTCTTCTTGAAGGGGGCGTTGGGCACGCCGTTCTCATTTTTTGTCGTACGAACTTCAAATTGACCAGTCAATGTTTTTGCGTAATTCTCCGCCTCCTGTCTTGTGTCAAAATTTTCACTCCATCGACCAGAAGTCTCATTAGATTTCGCAACATAATATTTTGGCTCTCCCCTAAATCCCTCGGTTCTCCCTTTTTGCATCCAATCGCTCTGAACCTCTTCCAGGAATAGAACGCGTTTTCCATCCGCCGTCGTGCGGTCGTTCATTCGAACATGGGCGAGGATGTTAGGCTCGTCGAAGTGAGAGGAATAAAAATTAGCAGAGTCATCTTTCAGTATAACTGGTCCGAGGATTTCTACTCTACGGCCAGAACGTTTCATCATTTCTATTTGCGGCTCCGTCGCATGAACGGTGCTCGACAATCCATCGGAAGTGAAAACCTTTACGCGTCGATAACCCTCCGAAGGCCAAGACGTTGACTTATTCGGCAACGTCAGCAAAACCTCTCGGTAGTTGGAGCCGCCGGGGAGTTGGTAGGAGGAAAATTTTGTATTTGGCATTTGCCCAGGATCATAGACGTTTCCAATTGATAAGCTGGATGGTGTTTCAAATCCTTGCTTCACAACTTCTTTTATCTGCACTTCATTCGATTTCAAGAAGTCCAAAAGTTCAGCCTTGGAAACCTTCTCTTTCCCTTTAAGGAATTCGTTTATCCCGGACCATTCGACCTCTTCCGCTTTCACGTTTCCCTTGTTTGGCTCGATCAATGCCTTGACCATCGACACGGGAGCCGAGTTTGGCATCTTCTGTTCTATGGTCCGTTGGAGTTGAGAATAATAAACGGGGGATTCTATTCCATATCTGGCAGTCTCTTCCATCGCCATTCGCGGCCTATGTTGATCCTGGACATTCCCCCTATGGTATTTATCGAAGTATTTAGACCCGTAGGCGTCCACGTTTAACTTTGCCATAATCGCCGTAAACTCGTTCTGTAAATCGGGATGTTTCGCAACGATAGACTCGAACAGTGGTGTGTCTTTTGATCGAAGCGCCGCGCTTGCCTGATGCATCACACCATGGAGATAATCCCGCGCCCGCTCTGCATCCGTTCTGCTCACGCTATTTTCAGCCAACGGAGAGTAATGCCGTGCCACCTTTTCGGCGTCGGACGTGATCTTGACGTAATCCGGTTCTCGTGATATGCTTTCTACTGATGGATGCCGCGACGCTGGAAAAAGACTACGCTGAGGTTCTCCAACGGAAGGATTTACCTCTTTCCGAGTGGATTCAGCAGGTTGTGTCTCTTGAAGAACAGATGAGGAAGGCTCAAGAGGCTGATCCGTCGCTTCATTTCCCCGCCCTCGCTGAACCCCGTAGTTAGCCCTCGCCTCAAACGGAACAGGCTCCATATTCATCGTGTTAATAGGGTAACTCGTCACGCCTTCCTGTTTATCGTATTCGTGCTGTCTCCGAGCCTCGTCAAGATAATCTTTCGGGTTGTTTGATGGTTCTTTTGGAGAGCGAAGACTCCGAACAGCGTGAATAAAATCTTTTGGGTCTTGGATCAAACCAGCCTCTACGGCCTTTTCAGCCGCTATGTCCATCGGTTCTCCGTTATTGTTCTTTACGAATACTGGAAGTGTGTTGTATTCGCCAAGAACATCTCGACCACCTCCAATAACTTTAGGAGCCGCTATCCCTCTTCCGATAATTTCTTTCCATTGGTCAAATCTTTGTCGTTCTTCTCTATGACTTGCAACAGCCTCGTCTCTCAATGATTCGGAAATACGTTCAACTGGATTTTTGTTCTCATCCAAAAACTTTTCAAGAGGAGCCATGTCTTCGCCTGGACGAACAGACTTCACAACGGCAAAGAGGCGCGGCCCCTCTATGCGAACTGTTCCACCTACTTCCGTGGCGATGTCTTTAGCCTCGTTCCTGTTGTCAATGCTCCGTTTCACCATCACGTCCATGACGCCATTTTCAGCCTGTGATACTACGTCACCCGATTTCGCTATTTCAAATGGAACAATAGTTTTAGATTTCCCTTCTGGGATTGCCGGACCAATAGAAGGAGGTTGAATGGTTGGAGTTTCGGGAGAACGTGGAGGATTGTAAGGGACAATCGCATTGTCCATCGAAGGTGGCGCAGACTCAACCAACGGCGGCGTCGCTTTGGCTGGAGGCGTAATCCCTTCCATCAATTTATTGACGGCGGTGGTTACGTTATTTATGGCCCCCTCAACGTCCTTGACCTTGAATTTATCGAATCCCCCACGGGCCTTAAATTCCCCCATCAATCCAGCGTCAATCTGTGACTCGATGTCTTTGACGGCAATGGGATCGGTAAGACCGCGCGCTTCGGCTTCCGCTCGAACGGCCCCGCGAATGTTTTGACGCATGGCACCAATAGCACCACTCTGCTGGGCCTTCGTAATATCTTCGGAAGACAGGGCCGCAAACCCGGCCATGATCGCACCGTTTATAATGGCGTCCGTTTTTGATCCGCCACTGGCCAGTGTCGTAGTTGCTCCGACCGCCGCCGATCCGGCAATCCGAGTCAGCGGATTTAGAGGACCACTCATGGCACCCATCGAAAGCGCACCAATGACCGTATCCTTAAGGACCAAGTGGCCGAATTGGGACAGGTCCATCTTTCGGTTGTAAATTTGACGGATTGCTTCATGATAAGCGGAGGACGCACCAAATGAGATGCCACCGACAACACCAGGAGCCACAAACCGCGCAATAGCAGGATTCTTGTAAAGCGCACCACCAATCGACGCGGCCATCTTTTCCCCACCAATTGCCGCATTCATCCCAGCCATAAGAGCGATACCGCCAGCAGTTTGTCCAGCCATCGAAGCTATTTCAGGGCTCACCTTTCGGTCAAGCGCAAGTTTCATAGTTGACTCTTGAATGGGCCAGTCGATTCCCGTCAATGCCTTCACAGCCCCGTGAAGTTCTGAAACGCCAGCAACAACGGCGTCCTTAAACACGGGAGCAGGAATGGGACCGACGGCGGTATCATTGGGGGTCTGCATAAACTGGTCAACGATGAACTTTTCAACAGTATTCGGAGCTTCACCAACGGCAGACAATACCGCCGCTTTTTTATTTGCCTCCTCCGCATTCTCTTTTGTGTAGCCGGTGAGTTTCCGCGAAAGACCTCCAAATAACTGAGGAAACTTCGTCTCGAGTTTACCAGCAAGTTCTTGGGCAGACACGGCCTTTAACTTCGGATATTGAGACTTCACCTGTTCGATCGTCGCCAACGCTTCTTTCGTTCCCTCCATCGGATTTGCCTTATAGAACGACTCCGTGCGCATGGATTTTGGAACGAATTGAGGCGGAACAACAGTGTCCGGAGAGAAGTCCTTCATATATCCAAACTTGTCCGGAAACTTGTCAGCAAGCGAAGAAGCTAGGCGTGAATCTTCGATAGATGCTAATTCTGGCTTTCGAGTTTTCACTTCGGCCAATACGTCACCGTAAGTGATCTCTTTATTGCCAGAGAACATATCTTTGATTTTGTCTAAAAGTTCCATCGCTATGCGATTTTGACCAATGAATAGAAACCGCTCGATCCTTGCCCTCCCGATCCTCCGGCTCCCGCACCGCTCGGGGCAGAACCACCAGACCCTCCTACTGCACCAGAAACATCGAATGATGGAGTACCTGTAAGAGACACATAAACGATCATTACAGAACCACCACACCCACCACCGCCCCCACCACCGCCACCGCAGTCGGTATTTACGGCTGATCCGTTTTGTCCAGTCGAGCCAGAAGAACCTTTTGCTGAAATTAAACTAGACCCTCCCCAAACAATGTTCTTAGCGTATATTTTTACAAGACCGCCACCATTTCCTCCTGTCCCACCAACTGCTTTTTGTGACGATCCATTAAGACCTCCGTCTCCACCATTCCCGCCTTTCACTCCCTTGTCAGCCAAGATAAAACCAATATCACTCAGGTAAGATTGAATTGAAGCGTTACCGCCAGAACTTCCGGGAAGTCCAATACTTCCAGGAGAACCTATACCACCCCCAACTCCCGAACTTCCGCCGGAAGCATAAATACCGGCCCCTGCAGTAGGGGCGACTTGCCCGCCCCCCGTTGTATAACTTCCGCCACCCCCACCGCCTCCGCCACCACCGCCGCAATAACATCCCGTTGAATTACTGCTTTTTCCATCAACATTTATTGACCCGTTAATTGTCAGAGTTCCCTTAACAAATAATGTCAATGCACGATCCACATCATGGGTGAGAACAGCCCCTGCGTTGATCGTAAGATTGTTGTATTTCTTGATCCCGTTCAATGTTGTCGTCCCGCTCGTAATTGTTAAATCTCCATCAGAACCATCACCGAAACTAAAATAAGCATTGTCAAGTTTCGCGGAAGTTACGGCACCGTCCGCAATTTTTGTTGTCGTAATTGCGGAGTTCCTAATATGATCCGTTGTGACCGCCCTATTCCCATCTACAGATGCATCATCTTTGAGAATCGTAGAATCTACTGAATCGGGCGCAAGTTTCGAAGTTGAAATGGTGGATGCCGTGACTATATCCATTGCTTCCCACGCGGAACCACTCCACCTCTCAAACGATGTGGTTTGAGTGTTGAAATAGAGTTGTCCAGTTACCGGGGAAGCCGGACGACTCGCCGTATCACCACGAGGAGGAGTCCATCGGAACTTTGGGTTTGCCGTATCAGCCCCAGGGAAAGAACCCTCGGCAGTCAACGCCGACGCAATGTCGACCTTCAATTCCCTAATGCGATTGTCTCCGTTACTCTTCGCTTCACTTCCCGGCGGTGTAGAAATATCCCAAGTCATTGCGGGCCTCCAAACATATCGTTAAAGTTTTCGTCTTTAAGGTTGAATCCATTCGACTGTGTTTCGTCCACGTAATCATTAAACCCAGGCATCATGTCCTTAAGAAGTTTGTCCGCCGCCATGTAGGAGCCGGATTTTTGTAGTTCGAAACTCGACGGATTATAGGCCACTGGACGATCCATTAAGTCTTTGGCTTGTTTTTCTGGATGGTCACGGTTATAAATGTTCTTTGCCAATGCCTCACGCGCTTTGGCAACATTTGCCGCTTGCGCCATACTCGTAGATTTTTGTTGGGGATATCGTTTGCGTAAATTAATCCGAGCCCCATCTTTCCCCATGGAGATTGAAGGCGCATACTCATCGAAAATCTTTCCCATCTTTCCTGTATTCGTCGCTTCTTTTGGTTGCATCGAATCAGGAGTTTGAAGAGCATCGTTTGACAATGACTGAGCCGCCGCCTTGTCTTGAGGGTCTTGTGGCAATAACCCAAGAGACTTCATCATGTTCATCGTCATCGTTGAATTTTCTTTTTCCTGGGCCGCCTTCTGCATCTTCTCTTGAATGTCCAAAAGTTTCACGTAGGCATCCAGTTGGTTTTTACGAGACTCCATATCGAATTTCTGTTGAATGTTCTTCTGGTGCTGAGCGTTCTCCATTCCATTAGCAAGCCCCATCATTATCCCTTCACCAACGCGAGCCGTAGTATTTGGCTTTTCGTTGGCGTTCCTTTGGTGCCTTTGCATCGCAAGAAGTTCAACTAGAGAGGCCATATCATGCGCTCCATGTTCCAGTATTTCCATAAGAATAAGGGACATTCGTCCCAGGTCTCATGGGAGTTTTTGAACCCCCGCTTTGACCACCGAAATAATTGGCGATCCCCTGCGCTCCAACCGTTCCAAGCATCGAAAGAACGCCCTCAAATGGGCTAGCGTTATAGGTTGGTGAAGGATACCCCCCGGCGACAGACTGCAACGCTCCAATTTGTCCCTGCTGTTCTTGTTGTTTACGAAGGAAATCAGCGTAAGACATCTTGGCTTGATTGTCCGCCAGTGTTCTTTCGAGTCCACCGTATTGGTACGCCGATGCTATGCGCCCCTGGTTCATGCTCTCTTGCGCTTGTCCTGCCTGAATAGCCATGGGGGCCGCCGATAGGCGCCTCTGAACGAATGCGTCATACAATTCGGCAAGACGATTAGATTTCTGCTGTTGGCCCTGCTCCTGTAAATCCCCCATTCTTTTCACAAGGTCTTTGCTGTAAAGGTTCCCAGAGAAAGCAGAAGCGCGTTTTAACCCTTGCGTTCCCTCTCTCGTGGCACGATCAACGGATTGGGCGAATCCATTATAGAGTCCCGTGTCACTGTATGGGTTGTATGTATCGGTCGTGAGAATCTTGTTTAATTCACCTGTTCCCGCATTGAACATGTCGGGGTTTCCACTCGCCAAAAGCTCCTCAAGCTTGCTCTTCCCCTGTTGTTCGACGCCCGTCATATCGAAGTTCCCGAGAGGACCACCATAATCCGCCCCGGCCTGGTAGTTCCCAAGTTTTCCGGTGTTCCCATATTTAATTAACTGATCCCAAGCGTCAGTAACCTGACTTGGAATTTTTTGTTTCTTTCCCTTCGATAGCAAGCTTCCAGCGATAGATGCCCCCGCCATAATGGCTGGAACGACTAAAGGCGCGACCATGATATTCTCCTAGAACAAAATTATTTTAACGTTCGCCGAAGCGACCGTATTCCTTAAACATACACTCGTCGCCGTGAAAGCCACGCTTCCACGATAAACGACGCCGCCCTTGTCCAAATCGCTTACGATAAACCCAACTGGAATTTTTCCCAGGGTGTGTGTGAGAATGTCGTCTGTGTTTGGTGTTGCATTTGAGACGTAAGACACTATCCGACAATCCACGTTATCGTCGAACTTAATCCCTCTGTTTAAGATCGAATCCAAATTTATGTTGAAATCAGTCAAAAGTCTGGTCAAACGGGTAATCCATGGGCTCTTCTCTTGTTCTGTCGCCGCCCAAGTCCCGATGGTATTTTTCTTGTAGGCAGTCATAGAGAAGACTCCCGCATCTTTGAGAGGATGAAATATTTCTTGATGGTGAACGCCTCATTCAGTTTCGAGTTCTGAAAACGAAATCGAATCCGTGTTGAAACAATGTCAAACCAATAATTCAATGGCGCATCGTCAGATGGATAATCTGTTCCAAGAGTAATAATCTCTCCGTCGCTCCAAGTATCTCCCCCATCAATCGAATATGACATCGTTAGGAAATCGCCTTTGGCCCACAATTGAATGCCCGTCCATCGCATCATTCGACCAGTATCCCCGCCGTAGTCTTCGGATGTAAAATCTTTTGTAGAGAAACTGGCATCAATAAGAGACGTGTTGTCGTTCTTCGATGAAATTGACCGTTTCAGCGAATTCCCAGAACTGTCTCCGAATACGACCGCATCATTCAGCTCTCTGAGATTTACGCTATCCCACCGGGTTGCGTCAGAGTCCCACGGGTTCGGATCGCTGTCCCAGGATTGCTCATCAGAATCAATGTAGGTGGAAATGGCTGTAAGGTTGGAGCGAATATCCTTGAAGAAATCGCCCGTCTTGTAGTTGTATTTGTAAACTGTTTCTGGATTAACTTGGTCCTGCATCGGAACACAAAGCCAATATTCGTCAAGTTCTCTAACCACAATCCCCATTGAGCGCTGGACATATTTAGCGTTGATATCCTCTCTCAGTTCATCGGAAACGCGCCCGCTAATTATTGGAGCCGTGGACCCGTCGAAAATATGGAGCCCATCCGTTGCCAGGAATATTTGTCCCCCGTTCGGAAGATTTTTAATTGTTCCATGGGCCATTGTTCCAACACCTGTGCTTTTCCTTTCAAACCGAAATACCTCTGACGTAGAAACTCCATACCCAAGATAAATCGAACTTTTCTTGTGAATGGCGATATAAGAACCAAAAAGAGAGGCCCCGGTAATGTTCTCTCCATCCTCCACCAGATCAACTATTCCATAATCACCGTCGGCCCATTCTTCGGGATTTCCCGTATCGCTCCATCTCACACGAGCAGGGTAAAGATTTCCGTCCTCCGTAGTATAGAGAGCCAATAAATATCCAGCATACGCGACAAGGAATTTACACAGAGGTGGATTCCCTCCGAGATTGCTGGTTACACCAAACCCCGTAAACTTCCTTATCGGATTAGCTCCGTTCGTGAAGACAATGATCCGTTGCCCATCCAAAATAGGGTAAGCAAAATCCATCTGATCTTCCGACGTTGATGTTAGAGGTGTCCCGGTCACGTCCGACCAAGTTCCATCGAATTTATTTAAGAACTGAACGGATGCTGTCCCAAACCGCAACATAGAAGTAATTTCTCCCGAGACAAGCTCCGCGTATCCCATGATTCTCTCTCCCAGAGAAGAACCAAGAGCAATGGAACCAGCCCGCTTTCTGATAATCCCACGATTGACTTCGATGTTTTGAAGTGAAGGAGACGCAAGCGGATCAATGAATTCGGATGGAACAGATACGTCTATCCCGCGAGACGGAAGAAGGATAGGACGTTTAAGGGTTTGCATTAGGAATCCTGATTAGCCACACACTCAGACGCCCCAGCGTTCTTTACTTCACGCTGGATGGCCCTATATTTCTTGTCTTCGAATAAGCTCGTATGTTTTGCGGCCTCACCATCCTCACCGAGACCGGCATAAAGTTCCGCCAGGACACCATGTTTTAAGAGTTCCCGGTAACGTAGGGAGAAAGGGACCGAAGACGTTGAAGACGTGATTTCGGCTGTCGTAGAATCAGACGAATAACTCATTTTGTATGAGTAACTTGTCTTATCTGGTTGTGGACCAATCAAAATCTGATTGCCAAAAATACAGTAATCCTTCGGATACCCACGGTAATATGGATCGTTTGGCTTAGAGTATCTCCTGTCGAACTCGTCCTTCGTTATTTTTTCCAAAGGAACACCAACATTGCCGTCAACCAAGACGACATCGGAAATCAAAAGACCAAATGCCGGATCAATGTCTAAGCGATAATCCCCTAGCGTTGTTATAGTGTCGGTCGTTGTTACGTCTGTCTCTGTTTCTTGCCATGGAAAAGCGAGAGCCAACCCACGAACAACATCAGTGAGGGCCGCGTATAGTTCCCGATCTTTGTCGGTTCTCTTGAATCCAGAATCAACGATATAATCCCGAACCTGTTGCCCTGTCATTACTGGCATGTTTTCTCCAAAACCAACGCCCCTGGAGGAGAGGTTTTACCCCCTCCCCCAGAAGCCGTCAGTATTATTTACCGATGATCCACAGGTCCACGTTCCCCCAGGTCGTCGCGTTTGCCCCGGAGGCGTTAAGCGTCGCCAAGGTAATAACGAGACCAGAAACGCTGGGATAAGCCCCAGCGAAGTTAGCCCCCTGCCCGGAAATAATTTGGGCGCGAACGGAAACAATCGTGCTGATACCATGAGTGGCGGTAGTCAACGTGATCGTATCGGACGCAGTGGTAGGAGTCACACGCATAACAAATAGCTTGTGATCTCCCGCCAACTCGGTAGGATATTTGCCTGTATCAAGAAGCGCAGTCGTAGCAAGTGCGGCCATGATTTATTCTCCTTTTATTAGATTCTGGTGGCGTAGGTGTCCAAGCTGATGACACCGTAGTCAAGGCTATTGAAACGCGCCTTTTGAATGCCACCAATAAGGCCAGTGGCCACACCCCATTTATTTTCGTAATCGAAAGACTTCTCGATCCACCCATTTTCGTTGTTCGTTTTGGCGAACAAGCCAGCTTGACGGCCGCACAGAAGAGCGCGGTAGCAGTCAGCGGCCGCCGCAGTCCCGGAAACGGTGTCGAACTTTTTGGTGGTCAACACAGAGAAATCCACGAAGGGAACGTATTCGTGTTCGAAGATGATGACGCCACGATAAACGCCAAGAGCCCCGGTGAAAATCCGGTTCTCTTCGCCTCTCGTGTCGGCCTGTTGAAGGTCGGTTCGGAACGTCGAATCATTCTTCAAGTCATACGCCTGTCGCGGGTGAACGAAAAGAGCGTAATAGTCTTTCCCTTTCACACGAAGAGGACGCACGCGAGGAGACGCCAATTTCGCCCGAACCACCGCCTTGTCAATCAACGCCGGGGTGATTTTGTCGGACGTGGTAAGAGCATCAATACCCGCCGCATTTGCACACACATACCTTTGACCAGAACCAGCCGCTTCGTCAGCCGCCGGAACGACGTTGGCCGAGTTGCTCCAAGCGGAGTCCGCGCCAACAATCACGCCAGAAGCGTCAACGAGACCAGTGTGGTTAACTCCGGCCAACTTAAGGAACAATTGACGTTCAATGAATTCCTGCATCCACGTCGCCAATTTCGACTTCGCATCGGCACGCATGTTGTAAGAATTTTTCTGTTCGTCAAGTTTCCCTTGCAACCGAACGGCGTTACGTTTTTGGTCAATCGCAACGCTCTGGTTATAGGCGTTGATCCCTTCTTCGTTACCTTCTAATTCGGCATCGCCAGTAACACCAGAACCAGCCAATTTAGCCGTCAAACCAAACGTGACAGTATCGCCCTGTCCTTTGGTCAAATCGTCCAAAAGCTGGATGATGTTGTTGTCATCCGTTCCCATCAACCCGGTTTCAGTAAAATACAGGTTGTCAATCACGTCTTGAAAAAGCTCTTTACGCCATGCTTCTCGTCGAAGAGCGTCAATGCTAACGCTATTCCCCATTTGAATTTCTCCTTTTACATCCTAAGTAGTCGGTCTCTCGTCGCCTTGGAAAGTTTCGCGTATTGTTCCTGGCTCAGCTTTGACGCATCTGCTAACGTCAATTCCGACTCAGAAACAACGCGACGCGAACCATTTCCTCCGGCAATCGAGGCGCTTGAACGTTTTTCCGAATTTGCGATCATTCGCTCCATTTTCTCGGGGGCGATTTCCTTTTCGGCGTTCTTTTTTGCGCCGCTCTTGTACATGGGATGCAAACGGCCAAGTTCGTACACAAACTCGGCAGGAGTCTTCTGTCCATCTTTCCAACTAAGGGCATTTGCCATTGCGCTTAACGCCCGTTCAGCGCGAAATTGGGCCAGCTCAGCCCGTTCTTCGTCGCCGCTAAAAATGTTTTGACCGTTCTTGAGAATGTCCGAGGCGAACTGTGCCACCTCGTCGAAATCCTCATATTGTTCCTGTGCTTCCACTTCAAACTCTTTGAGCCGGAGTTTCAGTCCTTCCGCCTGCTCTAATCTCTTCTCTGAAACTTCGCGCTCTTTTTCAGCCTTCTCTTTCTCTATCCGATCAAGATCCCCACGAGTCAGAGGTTTCTTATCGTTTGTTTCAGAAGCTTCATCGCTCAGAAGATCGTCAAAATTAAGTTCGTCTGATTTCTTTTCAGTCAGAGACGTCTTCTTTTTTGACTCCTCAAGCTCACGCTCCAACGCTTTCAGACGAATCTGGACATGCTCCTTTTCAATTTCCGCACGCAAACGGCGCGTTCTCTCTTTCTTTCGCGCCCAATAGAGTCCCTTCTCGTTTGGCGTAAACTTTTCATAATCTTTCGGAACATCGTCTTCCGAATCGGTTTCGATTTTTGCTTCCTTGATTTCTTTTTCTTCGACCGCCTTTTTCGGCTCTTCTTTCTTTTCTTCCTCACGGATAAGACCGTGTTTCTTCGCCAATTCGGTTTCTTTGGCGTTCAACCCTTGATCTTTGAGTTCAATGATTGACGGTTTCTCTACCGTCTCAACAACTGGCTCAACAATTTCAACCTTCGCAATCTCTTGCGACATTTGGTTCTCCTCTTCCTGTAAGGCCGGAAGTTGCCTATCAACAGAAAAGGGCCGTTACCCGTGGGATTGAACCCACAGATAACGGCCCTAGATACCGTTGTTTAGGTGCGTGCTAGGACGCCAAAGGGGGAGCTACCCCCACCCTTAAATCGTTAACACTTCGGCTTGCGAGGTTTTTTCTTCATTGAGGTTTTCCTTTAGGGACCACTTGAGCCATTTGTTGCTGTTGCTCAATGGACGCCTTTATTTTCTGCTTAGACGCCGCAGAAATTTGGCTTTCTTCAATCAGCACGTCGGGAGGGATAGGAATCCCCTTCCCAATCATGTCCAACAGGGTCGTGTAATTGGCGTATTTTATCGTCTCATTCGTCGCACTTTCACCTATGGCAATGTCGTATTTTCCAAGGGAAGTGTCCTGTAAGACCTTTGTAAGTGACTCTTGTAACGCCTGCTGGTCGATCTCCATTTGAGGCATACCATCAGGCCCCATCATTGGTTGAGCCGCAGGCTGTCCGGTGTTCGGATCAACAATGGGCTGTCCGGTTCTTGGATCAATCACAGGAGCCATGATTGGACGCGAGAAGTTTTCCATCACAAACTTTTCACCAAGGACACGAGCCGCAGAAGACAAGTCAAACACGCTTGCCAACTGGCTTAACATGAACTTCCCAATAATCCATTTCGATTGGCTCAGGTTGTCGAAAACCTTCTGAACCATCACTAATCCTTGACGTTGGCGCAGAGAGATTGCCCGTCCACTTGCTTGCCCACCCTCCTGCATTGCCAGAAGATCGGCATTGATTCCGGAAAGCTCTTTCATGTCTTGCGTATTTTCAGCGGCCAATTGAGCGTGCCCCTGAGATAGCGGCGTTGGCATGATCTTTTCGGGTCGCTGTTTCCCCACCTTGTATTCAAGGATTACGCCAGCGGACGCACCGAATTTCTTCACTAGGTCTCTGTCAACCCAGGTGTTCTCCTCGGAAATCCAACCAGAATTGGCAGACTGGTTTAGATGACGTAATTCCTGGGTCTTCCGTTTATTATATTGACGGTTCACGTCCTTTAGCCCGCGTGCAATTCCTTGACAGACAAGGTTCCTGTGCCCACTTGCAATCGGGACATCGACGCGATAACAGTAAAATGGAATAAACGGGAAACCGTTCCATCCAGGATAAGACCACGCCTTTCGACGATCAATCTCTTCACCGCCAACAATTGCGCATACCCAAATCTCCGGTACCATGCGCTTCTTTACAATCACAGAATTGGGAATATTTTCGTTTGCGCCCTTCGCGTATGTGTCAGCATCTTCTTTTGATTCAACAATCTTCACTTTCCCAAGCGAACGATCAAGAACGTGATAGACGGGGACCATCTTCTTGTAATAATATTCCAAGAGGTCAAATCGTTTTTCAATGGATGTTCCATCCCCCTCTGTCCCGCCGTCCTTATACCCTTT